CTTTTTCATCTTCGTTTTGAATCGAATTAATATAGTCTTGATGAACGTTTTTTTCGAATGCCATAAGTTTTTGTATCTTTCCGCAAATTTCATAATATTCATCTTCTATTCCTTTTTGGATTAAATAATAAAAAAAGTTGGTGTGAAAATCATATAGTTCTAATAAATCTAATTTATTTAATTCATTTTTGTTAAAATTAAATAATTCAATTATCTTTTTTAATTCATAAAAATAAGTTAATTCTAGTTTTTCTTTTTGAATAATTATATCTAATTGATTTACAATTACTTCCCATTTAAGGTTGGTAACAATTGGTTTTATTCTACTCATCTTTTTTATTTAAATATTTATTGAAATTATCTTGTTTGTTTTTTAATTCTTTTATTTTGTTTAATATAGCAATTAACGCTTTATCTTCTCCGTTTAATAAGGGCATAGACTGCTCTTCGTTTTGTTCTGTTGTTAAATTTTCCATTTTTATTGTTTATTGTTTTTTATTTTTTCAATTAATTCTTTATTTAATCTTAATCCCTTTGTCACAAAGCTTTCGTTTTTTTCGTTACATTTAAACACTTCGGTCCTAACTTTTGTTGTTTTACCTTTTGTTGTTTGCGGCAGAAGGATTGATATTGTTTCTTGGACCTCATTTATTTTTGTTATATCGTAAATTCTTGTTTCGTTATTATTAAAAAAACAAATATAAGTTAAGTTTGTTTTCTCGCTTATTTTCTCTCTTATTTTTGTCATTCCATAAAATTTACTTTTTTCTAAAAACCAGTCATCGAATGCATTAGCGTCATAACCTCTCTTTTTTATCTCGCCTATATATTTAAATTCATCTATTTGATAGGCAACATCCCAGGCTGAATGTTTATCTTTTGCAAATTTAATTATTTTGCAACCTATTATTTTTTCTTCACAAAATTTAGTAAATAAATCTCTTCCTTCTTGCTCACTTTGTTCAAATCCGTCCATTTTATTTTTAATTAGTAATTGTTATCTAATTATAAATAGTCTGTTTTTTTAGAAAAGACACAGTTAGACTATTTATTTTTAATTTATTTTTAATAATTGCCATTTAAAGCAATTTAAACCTACTTTTTATTTTAAAATAATTTGGTTTTTCGTTAATTTTTTATTATATTTATAATAAAAAGATGGAAGATAAAAAAATAGGTAGTTTAAAAAAGATAAAAATAAGTGATAATAGACGAATAGTTTTTGGAACCAATGATAGAAAAAATTGTTCTAGCTTTTTTTTAAGAATTGAAATGAAAATGAAACCAATGGTTTGTTTTGAGACTTCAATAAATCACTGTAGAAGAAGATTAAAGTTAAAAACATATACTGCATCAAAAAGTTATTTTGAAGGTCTTAAAACGCATATTTTTGATGTTGACTACCCTTATGTAAATTCAAAAACAAATAAAAAAGAAAGTTTTGTTGCAATTGAATTTACTTTGTTTGGTGATTTTAATTGGAAAGATGTTTTATTTAATATAGAAAAAATGTCAAATGATTTTTATCAACTAATTGAAAGTGTTGAAAGTTTAAAAATTAAATAAAAAAAAAGGGACTTAATTTGTCCCTTTGTTATTTTTAAAATACATTTTTTTTAATTTTTCAATTGCTCTATTTTTTTTTAATCTTATGTTTTCAGAACTTTGGTTTAATTCTTTTGCTATTTCAATTAATTTCATTTCATCGAAATAAACCATTTTAATTATAGTTTGATAGTCTTTACTTAATTTTGAAATATATACGCTTAAAAGGTCTATAATTAGCTTATTTTTATCATCTAATTCATTATCTTCTATGTCATCTTTAATTAATTCTGAAATTGAATAGTTACCATCCTCAGTTGTATGTGTTTTATCAATTGAAATTGTTTTAATTATTTCTATTTTTTGTTTTATTGCATAACCAGTTATTTTAATTGTTCTTCCATTAGTTGTTAAATAATTCATCATACCCCCTCTTATATATTGGATAGCAAAAGTTTTGAATGTTCCTTTATTTTCATCATAATTATTGAAAGCATTAAATAAAGAAATAGAACCTATTTGAGTTAATTCTTGTTTATCATAATTATTGAAAGAGAATGAATCTGCTATTTTAATTATATATTTATTCCAATTTTTTAATGTCATTTCAAATGTTTCTTCTCTATTTAATGTTTTCATATTGTTAATTTTAATATAAATATAAAGAAAAAATAAAAAAAATAAATAATTGAATAATAATTTAGAAATATTTCAATAATAAAAATAATAATTGAATATGTAAAATAATAGGATATTTCAATAAAATAATTTTTTTGTATATATTCCCCCTTGTGGGGCACATAAACTGTTTTGCTATATATATATATATAATGCCCGCAAGGGGGTTTGTTTTTTTTACTTTTGCTTTTTTAATATATAAGGGGGGTTATTTGCTATTTAGTTAATTATAATGACCACACATATATCAGTAATAGCATCGACAAAGTCAATAGAATAAGGAACACACATATATGTGTAGTACCTATCACACATATATGTGTAGTAGCATCGACAAAGTCAATAGAATAACTAACACACATATATGTGTAGTACCTAACACACATATATGTGTAGTAGACTATTATTTAGAATAAATATAAATAACGAAATAATGTATATAAATGGTTGACAATTGTGGAAATAGTAGTACCTTTGTAATATGATAAAAAGATATATAATTTTAAAAAACAACATTCAATTAGCAGAAGCTGATAGTATGACCGAAATGTACAAACTAATTAAAATGAGTAGACAACAGTACGCTAAATCAATTAAAGGTAAAAATGAATTTAAATTCAAAAGTGATAATTATAAAATCGAAGATAAATTAAAAACAAAATAATAATATAAAAAACAAATGGAAAATACAATAACGGCAATCGAAAGATTAAACAAAATTCAATTTATTAAAAGTTACCCAATTTTTCGCCAACTACCATTACAATTAAACCAAATTCAATTAATTGAATTGGTCCTATCATATCAATTAGAAAACAAACAATGCTATTTAAATAGAAAAGAAATAGCTACTTTTTTAAAATTAAATGGTAGAACAACAGATAATTTAGTTTTACAATTAAAAAAAGCTGGATACATTACCACCAAACAAACATATAACACAACAAAAACTGGTGGTTCATCTTCAAGTATTTGGGTAAATTTAGAGTTTATTTTCGATATTTTGGATAGTAATGAATTAGTACACTATTTAGAATCATTATAAATTACAAAATAAATTGTCTTTTTAAAAACTTTGAGATATTTATAAATGTATGACAGCACAGTCTTAAAAAGCAGTCGGTCCTCGGAAGTAATTAGCCGAGGTTCCTTCCGACTTTAAAAAAATAAGGAATAATAAATAATAATAAGGAATAAAAAAAACAAAATGGAAACTACAACAACAACAACAGCAACAGAAAAATTAAACAAAACTAACTATATTAAAAGTTACCCAATTTTTAAAAAATTACCACTAAGTAATACACAACTTAACTTAATTGAATTGGTGCTATCATATCAAATAGCCAATAAACAATGCTATTTAAACCGAAAAGATATAGCTGATTATTTAAATTTAAAAAATGCCAAAACAGCAGATAATTTAATTTTAATTTTAAAAAAAGCTGGCTACATTTCAACAAATCAAAAACACAACCTTAAAATAAATAGCGGTATAATGAGTGGTGGTTCATCTTCAACCATTACAGTAAATTTACAATTCATTTTTGATATTTTAGAAAATAAAACAACCAATGAAATAGCCTCTGTAATCGCTCCAATTGAAACAGTAATAGAAGTTATACAAGAAGAAGAAACAATCGCTGTAATCGCTCCAATTGAAACTGTAATAGAAGATGTACAACAAGAAGAGATAGTTGCTGTAATCGCCCCAATTGAAGTGTACAAAGAAGAAGAACACCCAGTTGTTGATTGGATGGCTTTTTTACCATCAAAAAATGAAGAAATTAAAGTAGCTAAAAAATTAACAATGGATTATGCATTACCAATTTTATCTTCTGTTATTTTTAAAAACAATATAGCAGCTTACAATAAAGAGTTAGTTGTGTCAAAAATTAAAAAAGAAATTATCAATAACTCAATAACAGTTGATGAGTTTAATGATGACTTTGTTTTAAAATTGATTAATCAATCAGCTTAATTAACTACCTTACTATTTAGAATCAATATAAATTATAATAATATCTGAACTTTTAAAAACTTTCAGATATTTATAATAAAGGAACAATAACAACATACACTATTTAGAATCAATATAAATAAGATATTAATAGTTGACAATTGTAAAAACATTAGTACCTTTGTATAAGAATAAATTAAAACACAACACAATGGAAATGATTACAAAAACACAGATTGAAAAGATATCTAAAGAGACTTTCAAAAAACTTACAAACAATAATATAACAATAGATGAACGCAAAAATATTCTAATCAACTTTATTACAAACGAAAACAAAATGTGTAGTAAAATGTACAATATGATGGTGATTAGATTAGAAAATGAAGTAAACGAAAAACCATCCATATTATTTAAAAAAACAAATAGTATGGCTGAGGCTAATTTTAAATTAAATAGAATTTGGATAAATACTAATTTAATTTACAACTATTTAAATAGTTGTGATGAATTTAAAACATTGTATTTAAAAGAATTAAAATATATAAAAAGAAATGTAGTAACAAAAGAAGACGCAGTTAAATGGATAGTTGCACACGAGGTTGCTCACACAATTAGATTGGACAAGGTTAATCACACATTGAGTTTCTTTCAAACAGTTGAGGACCTATTCAAATCATTAAAATAATAAATAACAATAAATTAAAAATTAAAATTATGCAAAATTACACGCAAAATGAAATAGCTAAAATTAAAGAAGCTAAAAGAATCTTAAAAAATACAAAAGCAGAATGGATAAAAGAATGTTCCGTTGATAATGCAATACACTTCACTGGTGGAGATATATGGGAAGAATTAACAGTAACGCCATCTAATGGTAGTTCTTTGATTATAGAGCCTGTGGATGGTTATAACAGATGGACCAAAGTAAATATAGTAGCTGAATTAAATAAAAAAATGGAAATGATAGAAAGCAACTATCATTATGAAAAAATACAAGAACAAGAAAAAGGGAACAGAATGATTGAAATGTTAAGAGAATTATTATAAATTAAATAAAAAAAACCCCCGTAAATTTTACGGGGGTTTTTTGTTTATAGTTATATTTTTGCTAATTGAAAATGCATTCCATCTTTTCTTTTCCAAATGCCTCCCCAATCAAAACCACAATCTGTAAAACACTTTACAAATTCAGGTGAAAGTTTTGGAACCATATTTAATTGATTTTCTGCCTGATTTACATCAACAGCAATTGCCCAAGAATGTAAGCTCAATGATGCTAGTGCTCGTTTACTTCTGATTACAAATACTCCATCCCAAGTTTTTAGTTCACTTGCTACACCTCTGCAAATGAGCGTTCGAAGTGCATTCCTTAAAGGGTTAAGCATATCTTTATTAACAAATATTTTTTTAGGGAAACCTATTGTGCCAAGTGCCGAAAAGCGGGTATGTTTAAATGCTTCTAAAATATCCGATTCGACAATCCATAACTCAAAATGTTTAGACTGTGTTTCAAGTAAATTTGGGTCTCCGTATTTTTTTAATGCTTGTGCTGATGTTACCATATATTTTTTTAATTTAAATCTTTTTTACTTTTTTAATTTATCACCAAATATTGAATCTAATTTTTTTAAATTTAGGTCTGCATTTGCATTTAAATTAGATATCTTAATTAAACCAATATCAAGTTTTTTAATCTCGTTTTCCATAGCTATTTTTGTGGGTGAACTAAAATCAATTCTTGAATTTAATCCAAAACAAAAATAGACTAACAGCATTAATGTTAATTGTTTCATTTTATTTTATTTTTTAATATTATCTCATTCACAATTTCATCAGTTTTTAACTGTTTGTCTTGAGCTTTTTCCAATCGTTCTTCCATTATCTCATATTTTTGCTTCCATCTTTCAATTGTTGCTAAATTAGTTGTCTCTACTCTATCTCTGTAAGCATCGTAACGCTCTTGGTGTGCCTCTGATTGAACGTTCATCTTGTCAATCATAATTGTGTTAGCATTGGCTATTTTAGTCGCACAATCAATGTTTTTATCAATTAATATTTTATTAGAATTTGAAGTAGAATAAGAGTTCCAACCAAAAAAAATAATCAAAGATGTAAGTAAAGCAATGATGGCTTTTTCTGGCGTAAGCGAAACAAACCATTTTAACATTTCGCCTGTTTTTTCAATCATTTTAAATTGTTTTTGTTTGGTTATAAAAAATCTAACCACCAGTTAAGGTAGTTAGATTATTAGTTTGTTATTTTGAAGCTTTTAAAGTTGCAATTTCTGCTTTTAAAGTTTCTACTTCTGCAATTAAATCAATCGTTAATTGAGATAAAATATCAGCTAATGGATAGCCCTCTTGCAACCCAATAGCAACACTCTCAACATTTGTGGGTGTTTGATTTATAACCTGACCGTCTTTTAAAACGGTATCTAACCAACCAAGGTGTGCTCCTTGTAAATCTCCTTCTTGATTCCATCTTACTAAAAATTCGTAAGGTTTTCTAATTTCTGTGAATTGTGCCATTTTTATATTAATTTGATGTTACTGTTTCATAAGCGGTCGCCCCGCCTATTCTAATTTTATTTAAAGTTGTATTAAAAAATTGAGCACCTTTAAAATATGCTGGTTCTGTTGCTGTTGTGAATTGTCCACAGGATAATGTACCGCTAAACTTACCGTTACCTACTACGTCTAGTTTTTCTGTTGGGGTTGTTGTACCTATACCAACTCTACCTTCAATCGCTTGAAGTAGCAAATCAGTTCCAGAAGCAGTTATGTAAGAAAATGCAAACCCATTACCTATTCTAAAACCGCCATTTGCGTTTAATCCATAACCATTACCAAAACTATCTCGGTGACTTTGTGTGAATTGAACTCTTGTGCTGTTATTGTACTTAGAAGAAATATCACCAACATTAGTAAAAAGAAAATGACCTAGAAGAGGATTTCCTATAATTAAGTTTGTGCCATTCTCGCTAATTAAACTATCACCAACCGCTCCACTAGCAGTAAATTTTGCTAGTCTGTTTGTTGTACCTGAACCCGAAATTTTATTATTTAACTCCGCTTTAACTGCATCTACGGTTGGATATTTTGTACCTGTACCATCAACCGCTAAATTATTTTGTTTGTTGGCTACGTCTTCTGCGGTGTATCCTAAAGCTGGTGATGCAACTGAACCGTTAGCTGTAAACCATTCTTTTGTTATAATAGCTTTACCAGTCGTATCAGCATCAATAAGAGTATTATTTGTAGAAGGTGCTAACAATGTATTATCTGATAATTTTCTAATTGCTTCGTTATTTGAACCGTCAGCTAAAACAACCAAGTCGCTAATACTACTACTATTTGATAAATCTACCCGCCCAATTATTGTATTATTATTTCCTGTTTGTAATTTAGTTAAATTAGCGGGATTTATTATTATATTATTTGAACCTGTTGTTAATGTTTTATCATTTCCAAATAATGATTTTTCAAAAACTAAATTATTAGACCCAGTTGTAATAAGTCTTCCTGCACCTTGACCAAAAGCCATATTATAACTACCACTACCACCAATACCCGAACCCAGTACATTAATCCCTAAACCAATATTGTAAGTACCACTTGAAAAACCTCTACCCGAATTGCTTCCAATAAATGTGTTATTACTACCAGTAGTAATATTATTACCAGCATTAGTTCCAATAAATGTGTTAGTAGAACCACTTGTCAGTCTTAACCCACTACTAACACCTATAGCAACGTTTGACAAACCGCCATCTAAAGCATCCATAGCTAATTGACCTACCGCAACGTTAAAAGAACCAGTAATAGCATTAGACATTGAAAAACCACCTATTGCTAAATTACTAGCTCCAGATGTTAAGTTCCTGAGTGCTAGAGGCCCCAAAGCAGTATTATTACTTCCCGTTAAGTTTTTATTTAAAGTTAAATCACCAATACCAAAATTTGTACCACCAGTTGTTACAGATGAATTTGAATTAAAACCAATACCTAAAATCGAACCACCTGAAGGACTTCGTTTATACAAAATAGGTACATCATTATAAATTTTTTGTGAGAAACCCTCATCGCTTAAATCATCGTTATTTTTCCAAAAATATTCTACTATATTATTTAATTCTTGTTCGTTTATTATAGCAAAAGTTTTACCCGCTTTTCTTTTTTCTGGTGTTATATCCAATAATGCTTCTTCAAATGAATTATAAATAGGAGTTTCAAACTCAATTAAAGGCTTCATTGCTTGTGTTCCATCAGCATTTTTAATATAAACCTTGTCTACATCAACTGTTGAAACTTTATCTAAAGTACTAGATAATTTAGGAACCAAACCATCATCAGTTAAATCATTAGAATTAACCCACCAGTATTCAACCACTAAACCGTCTAGTTGTTTTATACCAACAGTCCTACCTTCTTTTCTTAATTCTAATATAACATTAGTTTTTGCTTCCTCCAAGGTATCATAAACCCCGTACATTGCATCTACATTAGATGATGCATTTAATATTTTTAATTCTTTACTAAAGTCTTGTGTAGCCATTTTATTTTTTATTATTTTATTTATGATAGTGTTACAATCACATTATTATTTGAAGAGTATGATGACGCAAAGCTTGCAACATATACTTTATAATCTACTATATTTCCAGAAACATCAGGTATACTTGAAATAGATTCACTTAATAAAAATAAAAGTGTTAAATCATCATTCGTATCTGTATTTAATACTTTAACTAAATTTTTAACAATTGGGATTGCAACAACAAAATTTTTATTAACGCTACCTGTTTGAAATGTAAACGAATTAGTTGTATTGATAACTGATGTATTAATTAAACTATTTCTAATATCAATACCTTCTGTTGGTATTTCATTTATTGAACCAGCAAATCTTCTATATCCCCAGTTAACCGAATAAGACTTCTCTAAAGGTATATTTAAAGTATTATCTGCAACTATTTTCCAAGTGTGGGATAATGGTGTCAATTTAACCGTTGAAGGTAATAAAGCACCTACAGGGGAATTAGTTGGTTCACCTGAAACTAAAACTGTATTTTCGTTCGTAACATCTACAATTGATATTGAATCAGCTTTAATATTTAAAGGATTTGAAGCAGTAAATGTAAAGTTCTTTATTCCAGATATAACTGTCCCTACCTCTATAACTAAGTTTTGATTCTCAATAGCAAAAGCTGTAATTGAAGGTGTAAGGTATTCTATAGCAATATTTTTAATAAATTGGTCTATCGTCCATCCTGTAGAAGGAATTGTTTGACCGCTTGAATATCTACCAAGTGTTTTACCGTTAGTTAGACTGACAACTACATCATCTTTAATAGTTAAGTCTTCAGTTATATCATCAATTATTGTCGTAAGTTCTTCTATGCTCTCTTCAATTGTAAGATTTTTATCAACTAATTCAGCAAAGTTTTGATTCGTCTTTACAAAAGCATCTCTTAACTTATCACCTTGGTTATCACCTGGTTGTGAAACATTAATAATTTGTATTGCCATTTTATTGTTTTTTTATTGTTTTTTTATTGTTTTTATTTTATTCAAAAAAATCTCTAACTTTTTAAGATTCTCTTCCTTTACCTTATACTCTTTTTTATTTAATTTATCATCCATAAATTAGTAGCCTTTTCTTTTTTTAGTTCTTGGCAAATATAAACCGTAAAATGTTTTGTTTTCTGGTTTAATTTCTAGTGCTTTATATTCTGGAATTTCATCTAAATTTAATTTTAAAAATTTAATCATCTGTCTCAAATAGTGATTAGCTAAATTTCTTTGATGAACGACCAAATAATCTAATTCTTCTTTATTAACTGTAGTTGTGTTATCAGTTGATGTTTTTGTTATTCCCGCATTTGACACTTGATATGCTCCAATAGCTAAATAAAGTGATGCTGCTTGATGAATTATAAAATCTTTTACATAATCATCGTACAATTCTTTATACATTCCTTCTAGTTCACTTTCTTTAAAATCAAGCATTAACTTATTATAAAGAGCTGTACCTATCATTGGTTTTAGTTCTGTCTTCTGAGCGTCTTTAATGCAGTGCAAATAGCGTTGAGGGTCAATAGAACCGCCCAATGAGGTATTAATTGTAAGGTCGTTATTTTTTAATAATATTACTGTCATTTTATTCTTGTATTTTTGTTTCTGTAACGATTTCTGTTTCTGTTATAATTAAATCTTTGAAATCTTTAAAGTCTAATTTAACGTTTACGTCATTTATAATTATAATACTTTCAAATGCATCAATTATAACCTCTCGCATTGGATTAATTACTTTTCTGTAAAAGACTCTCAGTGCCGTATTCATTTCATCGGCATTATTTCCAAAACCAGAAGAACCATCTGACCCCATTAATATTGGAAAATATCTATGTGCAGCAATAATTTTATCTTTTGCTTCTTTTGCTGTTTCAAGAAATTTTGAATGCTCGTCACTTGATGCTATTGGAGTTATTTCAGTTTTCATTTCAGCATTGTCATTGAAAGATAAGAAAAACTTACCACCATTAGATGAACCAGTTAGGTCTTGTCTAATAGCTTTTTCTGCCGTCTCTTGCCCCTCATCTGTATCTTCTAACCCTTTAACTATATTAACGACATAACCAGCTGAGAAACCGTTTTCTATCCAACTGATTGTAAAGTTTGAAATCTCTTCTTCTGATTGGCAATACTGCAAAGCGGCTTGATAATCAGGTAGTTTAAAATAAGGAAATCTTTTTGATAATCCAATAACCATTATTTCAGAAGCTGGTGCAACTAATTCTTCGCCTGTAGCTAATTCAATTTCATTTATTTCTTCTGGTGTTAAGGCATCGTAAACACCAAATGCATCAAACTCTTGTGAAGGAAATTTAGTTATTTCATTCCAATCAAATGAGTAGAAAAATTTCTTTGGAGAATCGTTGTAATCCTTTTCTTCTTGAATTGCAATTGATTTAATGGCAACGTGCTCAATGCTTGTGACTTTACGGTTGTGGTTGTATATAACCTCTAACGCAGCGTGAGCATATATTTTATAATCTTTAATAACTAATCTTAAATCAGCATTTGATATAAGGTCTTTAATAGTTTGACCGTTGTTTAATAGACCCAAACCATAAATGTAATCAGCAATATCATCAATGATAGATGCGTTCGTTACAGAGCCTATATAGCGGTCTTTTAAGAAGTCAAAATACTTATTAAATTCACCATTATATACTTTTTTATTTTGGATTCTATAATCAATTTGGGTTGAAGGTTTAACATAATTGTTTAATTTAATGCTAACCACTCTACTTGTTTTTGCTGAGGTAAAGTCTCTTTTATTTAATTCTTTTTTGTATCTTGGCTTCATAATTAATCCATTATTATTATTTCGTCATTTGATTGACTGTTTTCAATTATTTTGTAGTTTTCAGTACTTGCTTGAGAACTAGCGTAAGCTTTTTCTCGTCTAATTATTTTGTTATCATTATCAAATATTCTTACTTCAAATGAATCACCCTCTTGAAATGTATAATTAAAATAAATCTTTAGTCTTTCTTCTTCATATACAAAAAATAATACATCTAAAAAGAAAGTTTCTAATGTTAATTCATTCTTAAATTGAATTGTAAAATCATTTACATCTTCTCTGACAATTGTATCAATTAAATAATCATAAGTACCAACAAAATAAAACTCTAAATCTGCCGTTAAATCAATTGAATCTGATGAAACAAGTATATTGTCTGCTGTTAATGGAACTAGTGTACCACCACCCGCAGGAGTATATGGAGTGCCATCAATTTGTAAATATATCATATTATTTTATTTTATAGTTTTAATACTTTTTTCAATAGTTAGTGTAACGTATAACCAAAAAAAGCCCCCTTTGATTGGGAGCTTTGATTTTTAATATTTAAAATTAAACGTTTACTGCAACAGCTGACAATAAAGTTGTAATAGCTGCTGTAGCTAAGTGACCAGATGGATTCTTTTCTTCGGCTGTGAAGGTAATATTATAACCGTTGAAATCTCCCATAGCACCACCAGTTGCAAGGTTTCCAGCTGTTAAGTCAGCTCCACCTAATTCTCCAACTAATAGGAAGTTACCCATATTATCTTCAACGATAATGTGAGGTCTACCAGCTGACATAAACTTTAATTGATTAGTCATATCAACTGTTAATTTTTGAATTGCAAGGGTAACTACCTGTGAAAAGAAAGTAGTACCAGCGTCTCTTGATGTAACTACATCTTGTTGGAAAGTATTTCCTGATGCTTTTAAAACGTATTTAAAAGCTTCGCCTGGAAGTAAGTCAGTAATAGCCGTTACTGAGCTATCTAATGTTGTAAACGTTGCTGCATTGTAATTAATAAAATATGCCGCTTTGAATCCACCTTGTGTATTTTTACACACTAGGTTTCTGCCTTGGGTAATTAAGCAATCTGCCATTTTTTTGTCTGTATTTTTTAGTTAAAAAGAAATGGGGCGGGACAATCCCTCCCCATTTGCTAATATTTATTATTTTTATTTGATTATGCTGGGCTGTATAAAACAACTTCTCCACCAAATCCGTAATTTGTATCAGCTGCAAAAACAACTTTTACTCTTACGTTGTCAGACAAATCTGTTTCAGACATATCCAAGATTCTAACCTCGTTGAAGTCAGCTACTAAAGCAGTTCCCATATAAAAGTTTGACTTTCTGTATGCTACAGCAGTTCTTGCTGGCAAGTTAGGAACAACATCCAAAGCAACACCGTTAAAGAAAAGAGCAGCGTTATCTTGGTTGTTAAATTGGTTTTGGAAACCTAAAGCTGCTTGACTAGCGATGTAAGCTCTGTACATATCACTTGAAACAACCAATACTAAATCATCCTTTGTAAAAATTTCATCAGGAATAACTGTGAAAACTTTTGTCATTTCAGCAACAATGTTAGCTGCTGTAATTGTAGAACTTGCTACCACATCAATAACTGTTACGTCTGCCTTTAAAGTTGGAATCAAACCTCTGAATTGACCGTCAGTAGCTGCTACACCATTCCAGATTGAAGCATCAATAGAAGATGACAATTGGTCCAAGATACGAGCTATGATAGCTTCTCTTTCGTCAGCTGGCAATGAATCATTGTGAGCAGAAAAACCCATTGTTTCTGAATCCCAAAGGTTTCTAAAATCTTCCTTGCAAAATTCTTGGTTGATTTTTAATTTCTTTGGCTCTAATACTTTTTCGTCTAAAACGATAGAACCTGTTGGGTTGAATGAACAAGAATAGTTTTGTAAACCATTTTCTCCGTCAATTCGTCTTATGTAACCTTTACCGTGAGCGATGTTAGGAATTACGGTAATTAATCCTTTTTCAATTGTGTTTGCATCTTTGAAAGACTCCATAATGTAAGGAGTTGCTGCTTTACCTGTGAAATTTGAGGTAATACTTTTAGTTGTAGGCATCTTGTTTTTTGTTTTATTTTTATTATTATTATTTTATTCTATATTTAATTATCGTCCGAACAATTTAGCTCGTCTTTCTGCTTTAGTCATTTTAACATTTGAATCTTTTGCTAATGCGATTGCACTTATTTTTTTGATTCTTGGTTGTGATTTCAATTCAACTACTTGTGCTTGAACTTCTTCTGTATCTGCTTGTAATCCTTCAATGATAGCTTGTAATTCAGCAATCTTATCTTTCAATGCTTGTACGTCTTCTTCTTCTTCAACACCTTCAACTACAGCACCTGCCTCTTCAGCAGCAACTTCAACCACATCAACAATAGCGTCAACGTCTTCATTTAATTTTAATTCTTTTCTGATTTTTGCAAATTCAATTTTAACTAATTTAGCTAATTCAACCGCTACTGTTTCAGTTTCTGTCGGTACCTCTGTAACTTCACCAAGCAATCCAGCTTCGTCAGTTGTGTACACCATTCCTTCGTATTCCCAACTCGCACTCATCAACGGCATTTGAACACCATCAACCTCACTCAAAACTAAGAATCCAGCTTCAAAAGCTTCTGCATAAAGTGAACCCATTCCTTCCACTTCAATTTCCAAATACTCTACAGCCAATTCGACTTTTTTTGCCTTAAACATATCTTTAAACATATTTCCTTTTTTTAATTTATTTTTATTATTTATTTTCAATTCTACACTTCTCATTACCTTAGACATTCCAAATAAACCATCAATTGAAAAACCTGTAACTTTACCTGTCTTTATGTATTTATTCCAGAGCTCATCTGAATCTACTTTCATCGTTACCATTAAAGTTCCAACTGGTACATCAAATCCATAAAGCTTGCTCTTATCCATTTCAACAGATTCTACTATCCAAGTTTCAACTACTGAAACACCTTCAACAAACTGACCTTTATGTTCTATTTTTGAATTGGTGTGGAAACCGTTTTTCATAAATTCTTGACTAGCCAATCTAATGACTTCTTCGCTGAATTGAATGGTTGCTCCATCTTTACCCCAATCTCTATAAATCTTTTGGTTTGGAATTAATACAGGAGAAATTAATAATCTCTTTTCTTCTGATTGTAGCTTTAATTCTACTTTTTTATCCTCCGATAATGCAATAAATTTAAAACCGTTTGCTGAACTTTCAACTAAACTAATTCCAAACATACCTTCAAATGATTCTTCATCTACTATGTTTGAGGGGTCAAATGTTATTTTATAATCTTCCATATTTTTATTATGTGTTTAATACTTTTAATTTTTTAAAATGTAACGTTTTACAAGGGCTTTGACTTGTTTTAAGCCCTTGTAAGACATTATCTTTTTCTTTTGATAACCTATACTATTTTATTAAATAAATGTGGCATTTTTAGCCTTATCTCTATCAAGACCTTGTTGTGTTGACATTTGAGTTGAAACAACTTGAGCTACAATTGGTTTAGCATTTTGACCTGCAACTGTTTCAGCTAACTGATTTGTGCCTGATGTGCCTACTACATTGAATGAGGGTGCAGAAGAACCACCACCACCACTTGCTCCACCACCGCCACCAGAAGCACCAGACGCTCCACCTTTAAACTTTGTTTTGGCAATTGCAGCAACTTTAATAGCTGAGAATACACCAGCACTTGCGGCTTGAACAATTGGATAAGCAGGAAACAAAGCAGTTATTGGGGACTTCTGTGCTGTTGTATAAGCGTTTTGAGTACCCTCTATTCCAGCCATTGTTGCTTGAGCAAGCTTTAGACCTTTATCAATATCAAATGCTTTCTTAGCGTCTTTTTCAGAACTACCTAAAAATAAAGAAGCTATGTCACCTATTGCTTGAGCTGCATTAGAAGCTAATTGAATTTTAGCAGTATTTACGTCTTGGTCTAATTGTTTTTCCTCTTCTGCTGTTTTTTGATTTAGTTGACTTTGTCTTATTCTAAATTCTTCGTCTTTACTGTTCTTTAAAATAATTTTAGTTGATTCTTGGATATCGAGTGCTTCAATTTCAGCTAGGTCTCTTTCTTTTTGACGGTCTAGTTTAGCTTGCTCACTAACATCTTCTAAATCTTGGATTGTTTCAATGGCAGACTTTCTTAACTCAACTCTTTTGTTTTCATTTTCAACCTCTTTATCAGCTACTGTTTGATTTAATGCGTCTTGTTTTATTTTAAATTGGGAATCTAATAATTCTAAGGCTGCATTTCTTCTAGTACCAGCTTCTATTGTTAAATTGATAGATTCTATTTGTCTTTCTTTTTCTAAATCTAATTTCTTTTGCTCAGTATTTGCTTGAAGGTTTTCTAATTCATCAGCTAACTTAGTTTCAAGGGCTACTCTTTCAGCTTCTAATTTAGCTCTTTCAGCAGCTATCTTTTCATTATTACTTTTTCTTTTATCAGCGGCTATTTTATTTGCTGCATCTACTTTATCCTGTTCTTTTTTTCTACCCTCATCTCTTTGATTTTGTTCATCAGCATTAATTTTAAGAATTTCTCTTGATAGTCTTTTAGCTAAAGCTTCTTGATTAGAGCCCTCTTCTTTTAATGCCTCGCTGTAAGCATTTTCAGCATCTATACGAGCCTTTTGGAATTCATTTAACGTATCACCTTGCTCGGCTAAAAACTTCTTGTTTCTGGCTAATGATTCATCTGCTGTTTTGTTTAACTTTTCAACTGCTCTTTCAGCTGCTGAGGTTGCCCCAACAAAGTCAGTAACAGAATCTACTATTCCACCAATCAATGAACTAATACCTTTTAAACCAGGAAAAAGATTTAAAACAACTTCTTTTACTTTATCAAAATTTGCAATAAGCAAACCAAGTCCTATAACCAATAAACCAATACCTGTTGATGCAAGTGCTATTCTAAACAGTTTCATTGCACCTGTTGAAGTTCCAACTACAAAAGTATAACCAGCTTGAGCTATACTAGCAATCTTATTTCCCGCAGCGGCTAAGGATGTATTTTTAGTAAGTAATTGAGTTGCTTCAATGGTATCTTTAACTGTTGATGCTAAACCCCCTGTAACAGCGTTTAAAAGGGCTACAGCTCCACCGTTATCAGTTATGGCTTGACTGTTTTGATTAGTTGAAGCCGTTGCTGTATTGGTAGCAGTTGAAACATTATTTAAAGCTTGCTCAGTACCTCTTAATTCGTTGCTAACTTCATTTGAGTTAGTCTGTAAATTAATTATTCCCGTTATTTTAGTATCTGCCATTATTTTTGTTTGTATTTAAATTCTCTTTTTATTTGCTCTAAACTTTCTTTTACCGTTTTTGGTATTTTAAATTTACCCTTTGCTATTTCAATTTCAATTGATTTATTGTATAATTTATTTTCTTTTAATAATTTTATTATATTTAATATCATATTTATTATATTTATTAATGTTATCTATTCTTTATGTTATAATGAAAAACCTTTGTCAATCCTTACTATCATTGAAGAGTTCAGAATTGACATTAATTTTTTGCGAGAATTTATTGTAAACTATTTTGAGTAATATTAACAACTCTTTGTTGATTACCAACAGTAAATAGTAAATCCATAGTTCTAAATTGACCACTTGTGTTTGGGTTTAAAACAAATGTGCATTCCTCTTCGCCCTCACCACTTTCATTCACAATATTAAGCCAAAATAAACCGTAACCTCCACTTTGAACTTTTTCAACAGTCCAAGGTAATTTATATAATAAATCAACTCCATACCAATGTGCTCCAGCATTTATATTTAATTCATTTGTTGAAATTAGTAATGTATTGTTATTTATTGGTTGATTAAAACTACTGTTTGTCCAAGCGTATAAATCGTTAAAAAAAGTAAAATCGGTTTCACCAGAGGTAAGGTCAACAGTAAAATCATTAATTCTATATCTGTTACTTCCAATTATAAGACTGTCATTCAATTCTAATGTATCAACTAATCTTGCAGGTAATGCTGCTTTATATCCTATCTTTCTTTGTTTCTTTGAATAGATAGAACTAATCCAATCGCTCCAGAAGTTTTTAAATAAAGACTTGTCTGAGACTTGTAAATGCCAAGGGTCGATTTCAGTTCCCCAATTTAATGTTTGCGTTACTTGGGTTAATAATTCATCATTTGTGTTGCCAATTAAGGGGTGATGGTTTACTTGTACTGTTTGATTACCAAATTTAAAAAAGAAAAAATCTAATGAAGAACCTATTACACCGTTAGAATAAAATAAAATTGGTTTTGAATCGTTTTCGCTAAAAGAAATTAAATCATCACTTGAAACGGATTGACCAATTGAAATAGATTTTACATCGCCATTATCTAAATCAACCATTCTTTCAAATAGCATATTTTCAAATGGTAATTTAACAGATAAAACATCCTTGTTTTTAATCTGAGGAAAGCTAGAAGATAAATCACCGTACCCAATTAAATCATTAAATGGGTCGTTTAGTTTTCTAAATGTTTTACCGAGTAAATTATCTGTTTTTTCATATAAGTATTCAATTTTAGAATAGATTTTTGGTCTATCAATAGTTACCTCATCTTGTTTAATATAATCAGTAATATCAATTACATTACCTTTAGAATAATAGTTGTTAAGTGAATCTAAATAAAAAAAATTGTCACCTAGTCTTTCTTGTGGTCGAATTACTAATTTAAACATTTTCATTATTCCACTAACAAAATCAATAACTTTCATTTGAGGCAGATTTTTTTCTACTTTTAAAAAAACTGTGTTAGTGTTTGGATTGTTAATATATGTTAAATTTGTTAAAGTTTGACTTTTAATATATCTGCAATTAACATTAACACCATAGCTCATAGTTCTGTTCGATTGAATAAACATTTGTACAGTGTTGGTTGTTTGTATATTATTATTTAAAGTAACTTGATTTGGAGCAACAGCTGCTTCAAAATTAATTTTAAAGGTTTTATTACCCAAGTTATTTTCAAACTTTTTAAGCACTAAACCATTTGCGTCTTTTAATATTACGGTATAATTTATAGTTGCATCAGATACAGTTACGGCATATTCTAATTTTACAATATTAGAAACAAAAGCATTTGCTCTAAATTTATCTCTGACAATATTAATTAAACTATTTAGCATACTTATGGTGTTTCCATCAACAGCAGCATTTACGTTGCCAGATAAAATAGTTAAAGATTCATCACCTATGACATTATCTGTTCTTGCATTCATCCACATAAAAATAGATTGAAAATTAGATTTAAGAATAAAATCATTAGAGAAATTAATTCCATATTTTATTTCAATAGCTTCCATTATTCTCGCTATTTTAATTGCCTGACGTAATTCGGTATCTAAAATTGCTCCTGTGCTTGATGATATATCTTTTGATGCTTCAGTTCCATTGTATTGCCAATCTCTATCTGTATAAGCTATAAGCGGTGTAATTATATTATTACTTTTAAAAACTGGATTATTAAAAGTAGATAGTAAATTTGGTAAAGTGTATTCAAAATCCATAAAAGATAAAGAGCTAAAAACTTTTTGACCAGCTTTATTATAATCTAACCTATTAATAGTATCATCACCGAATAAGTCCAACAATTGAATAACGTTAGAATAAAATGTAATCTTATAACTGTTAGGCATTTGCATAACTGTTTTAACCCCTTCAAGTTGCATTGTACCTCGTCTAATTGGAAATGATGAAACTTCTAGCATAGCTTCAACAACAGTGCTTGCATCAAATCCATTATCAATGTCAATGTCGTAGTAGTGTTTAAATATCTTATTATTGTTTTCGTTTGCTGGCACTGTAAATGAGTTAGTATAATCAGAAAACACATTTGATAGTTTTTCAATATCACCCAAGTTATTTTTTAATTCTATTTTTTCCTCATCAAATAAATCCAACAGAGCAAAATCATTAACTATTTTAACTATACCTTGTGTTTTAAAAATATTATTTAAAATTGTTATAAATCTTGGTGTTTTACCACTAACATTTCCTTTTGATTGAGGTTGTGAACTTTCATTTGAATCAGTAAAATCTAAAATAGGTGAACCGTTTTTTGCAAAAATAGTAAATGATAAATCAGATAAATCATACTCAACATCTAATTCTAAATTCTCTGAAAGTTTTTCGCCAATAAATTCAGTTGCCTCAGTTCTATCTGTTGGTAGCTTAGTTATTTGTGCAAAATCTATCCCATATTTATTTTTTGATTCTGTATTTGGAAAATTAGGGTAAATCGAAAATGAGAATTCAGCTAAGTCATTTAGATTAGCTGAAAGTATTAATCTTTTACCCTCAATTAAAGTATCTTCAAGTACTTCTGTTTTTGTGCCGATGTATATTTTTACTTTCATTTATTGTATATTATTAATCTTATTGTGGCTCATTTTAATTACTAAACTGTATTGAATAAGTTTATCGTTTAACTGTGTTTTATATTGCAAAGAATCGGTTACTTTTACTATTGGTATGATATTATCAAATTTGTCTATCAGCCAAACAGATTCTGACAACATTGCCTCAGTCATTACCTCATTCATATACTCTGGTCTAAAATCTGTATTCAATGTCCACTCTTCTTCTCCACTTACATTATATTCTAAATTTGTGTGTTTAGAAATATCGAAAACACCGTTAGCATTAACAATACTTCGTAAAAAACTTTGACCTTTTGTTTTAAGTGTTTTAGTTAGTTTTTTACTCATTGAGAGCGTTTCTAGTACGCCATATCTATTTTTAAATACTAAGTCATACACTTCATATTTGCATTCCTCTGTCACACTATATTCGTAATTAACTGTAATCGCTCTTGACCCACCATAAGAAAATCTGTAAACTATTATTGAATTTTCGTTAGTCGCTAAAGAAGTATCAATTAATAAAGATTGTACATATTTATCGTTTTCTAAATTATCATTATCAAATGCAGTAAAAACAACATTGACAGCAGCGGATGGATTACTTTTTAAAAACACTTGAACTGAAATTAAATTTTTAGTTTTAAAATATATACGGTCAACGCTACTTTTATCTATTTCTTTTTTTAAATTAGTTCTTAAAACAGCTCGTATATTTTGAGTTCCTAATACTTGATTGTAGCCATCCAAAACAAAAAAGAATCTGTTTTTTGTGGATTGAATATTAGAAGAAAAAACCAAAACATTTTCCTCATTTACATATAACCACTTACTTTCCTTTGGTGATAAAGGTTTAGCTATGTATTGTGTTCCATCTCTATATCCATTTATATCACTTCTAAGACCTTCTTTTGCTATGTCAGCTACATTCACCCAAACATTAGATTGTGAATCTGTTAGCTTCTTTTTAGATTTTAAATAAGATGGTAAAGTATTTTGGTATTCATTTGCGTCTCCTTCATACATTCTTAAATCAAAATTAGTACTTGAAAAAGTTGTACCAAATAAAGCCTCAGAAATAACTAATTTAGGACTTCTAACCAATGCCTCTTCTATATTATCTTTAGTTGCAATTTCATCAAATATAAATTGAATATTGCCAGATGTTGTTCCATACACTAAATCAATATTTCCTTCTCTAGGAGTTATGTAAACAATAGAACCAGTTCGATTTACTATTATTAATTGGCTAAAATCTAGCTTTAAGGCTGTTTCAAAGTTTTGTGCTGATATTAGAGCAGTTGAACCAAGGGTTGTTTGACCCGTTTGATTTCTTGTTGTTTTAAAAACTTGCTGAATAGTTGTATATGTTGTACTATTTGGAGACCAAGCCACAGTTATTGTTTGGTCCAATGCTACGTTTGCAAAAAATTGAACTCCTAATTTTGGAATGTATGCCATTTTATTGTTTTTTAAATATTGTGTTATTACCTTTTGTTACATTTTCGACAAAATCAGCTAATATTGCTTCAGGTAAATCTTGACTTAATGCTTTTACCTCATCATTGAAAGGTGCTTGTATAAAGGGTTGAGGTCTTATTCCTTTTTTAAATATGCTTGATTGCAATGCGTATTCATTTATTCCTTTTGCTTTTGCAAATCCTATTAAAGATGATATTGGTGGCTTCTTATTTGTAAATCCAAACTTAGAACCTCTACTGTTTTCTTTACCGTTTACACCCTTATCTATAAAGAATGCATAGTCTGCACCATTAATTACTATATTGTCCCCTACAACTTCTCCTGTGAATGAATTAGCTAACTTACCAGAGTTATTTGGTGCTCTGTTTTGTAAATTATTTGCTAATTCATTTGCTGCTTGTTCTAATGTCTTCCTAGCTTTTAATCCTAGCATCCTGATATTGTGTTTGGTATTGATACTGTAATTGTTAAACCCCATCCGTCAAGTATATTTAGATTAGTAAATATTAATGGGGTAACGCTACTTGCTGCAATTAATTCAATATCATCGTCATTATAACTGTTTCTTATATAATTAATTAATCCATTTAAAACGGCGTGACACATATTTAAATTATCAATTTCATTGTCATTACCTAAAAATTTATCTTTTATTTCATCCGTTGAAAGGTCTCTTTGGTCCAGAACAGCAATTTCAAATGTAAATTCGTTTACGTTAGCATTTCCAAATGATGCTGAAACTGGATTAATAATTGCTAAAGGATATATATTCTTTTTGTTTTTATCAGCCTGTGAAAAGTCACCGTGTATAACTGTGTTAACATCAGGGTTTTGTTGTAATCTATTTCTTAAAAGTTCGACTATCTTGTAATATGATTTCATTTATGTTTGTATTTTAGCTTTTTGAATTCTTAGTATTTCTAAATTTATTTTTTCTTTTTCAAATTGGAGCCAAGTTAAAAATTCCATTATGTTTGTTTTGGTGACTTCATTTAATTTTAAATATTGACCACCAGCTGCTGCATATAATGATGGATACCAACCGTAATTAGTTGAAAACTGTTTTTCTTCTTCATTACTTTCATCACTACCCTCATCTAACTCAAAGAGGTATCTGAAATTTTCTGTAGTTGATTGTTTAAAGTCCAAAAAAAAACCAAGCAACCAACTAAATAGCTTGATGGAATGTCTTTCATAATTTCAGAATATTTTGCTGTTCCATTATATTCTTCTATCTCATATTTTGTTACTGTCTTTTTTCTTAAAAAACTTTGCTTTTGAATTGTGATTAGTGGTCTATATAAAACAGCCATTAACTTGTGATAATCTTCTGGTGTTGCTAAGTACTTTTCACTGTCTAGGAACTCCCCTACGGTCATATCTTCTAGTTTAGGTATAAAGCCATAGGTTATACCTTTATGTTCAAATACTGCTTCAAATTTAGGTTGCTCCTTTAATAGATTAGCAATAGAATTTGAAATGCCATCATAAACAGAAACTGATAATTTATTGATTTCTTTTGTTGATAGCCCAGTAAAATATTGAACTACTTTATTATCTGCTTTTATTTCATCGTTTTTATTTTCATCCAGAATCTGTAAAATCTTTTGGTATTCTTTTAAAGGAAGATTAACTAAATCTTTTGGAAATTTTAAATCATTTTTTATCATAATCTTAATACTTTTATTTTTATTTAATGTAACTTTGGTTTATCGTCTAACGAATCTTCTGGTTAATGTTGATTGTTTTTTACCTATCATTGTCATTACCACATATCTTACCGCATCAATTAAATGGTTATATTTATCAATTGGTGTATTTGATTTCTTTTCGAGCCAAGTGTAATGGTTTAATTCGGTTATTAAATTCTTTGATGTAGGGGTTACAATTATCTGATAATCCTTCATTAACATTATACCTGTAACTATTGAACCAGGAGCTTTAGAAACAGCTTTAATATTTAATCCTTTGCTTTTAACCTCTTCAATTAATCTTGGTTCTGCACTATCAGCTATTATTAATGCTGTACCAGCGTGTGTTTTATTTAATTCACATATTTGAGAAGTTGTTAAACCTTTTAAATAAAATTGTTCATCAAGATATATTTTCTTTTGTTTACTATCAATTCCAACTCTAACCAAAGTTGTTTCGTCCCAACTAAACCCAAAATCTTGTCCAAAAACAGTTGTTAATGTTTCATCATATTCTCCAACTGTGTAATCAAAAATAACCCCTTCCGCTGCATCTTGCCACTTTCCATTAATAACAAGCTCATATTTACTAGGGTTAGTTGATTTAAGTTTTTCGACTTCCTTTATAAATGAAATATCTAAATGTTTATAATTATCTTTATAGGTAGTATGTATATATGTTGTATCGCCTTTAGTTAAATTAGAACCTTCTGCTACACCAGCATCTTGAAAAAATCTTTTGTAAATCCAATGTTCTTTTGTTGCGGGGTTTAGTAAAAATATAATTCTATTTTGTTTACCTTTAGTTCGTACACTTAAATTAATTTTATCAAACACAACTTCGTCTAAAAGCTCTTCTGCCTCTTCCATTACCCAAGTTGTTACGCCAGCTAAAGATTTTAGATTTGCTGATTGGTCCCCTGATGAAGATTTGATACCCCGAAAAATTATTTTACTACCTGTTAATTTATGTATTATTTCTGTTTTTGTAACTTCAAAATATTCTAATAATTCCATCTGTTCTATCTTATCCACAAATTCTGGAATAATAGATAAGTGAGCTGAGGTCATTGTTAATCTAGTAAATAAAATAGTATGACCTTTTTCAAACATTAATAAAGCAAGAAAAGTGGAAGCTGAAAATGACTTTGAAGACCCACGACCCCCTGTACAAAGGATATATCTGCTAGCCGATGTAAAGAGGGTTTTATATTTTGAATTTAATTTTATTTTATTAAGCATATTTTATTCTGTTTTTTCAAATGATAGTATATCACCTATATTGAAATCTTTTACTGTAATTGTTTGGTCTATTTTTTTAGGTGCATCAAATCCAGCTATTTTAGTTAATTGGGCTAATGCCTGTAATAATGAACGGCTATCTGCTGCAACTCTATCTTCTCCTTCACCTCTAGCTTTTGAATCATTTATAACACCGTACAGCTCTTCAATTATATAAGATAACTTAATCTCTTCTGACTGTCTCATAGCCTCTCGTTTAAGCTCTATATAATCCTTAGCCTTAACTGAACTTAACAACCTAGATGCACTTGCCTCGGCTACTTCGTTACTAGATTTTGGTTTTAGAATTTTATATGTTAATCTACCATTGAACGAATTTGTAAACCATAAGTCAATAAATTGTTTATCAAATACACTTAATTCTTTTTCTTCTATCTTTTTCTTTTTTTCCATCATACTATTAATTTTTTTGCTTCTAAACACATTTTTTCAATCAGTCTCATTAACTGGTCATTTGTTTTGTCGTATTTTACAACTGCCGAAATATCTTTGTCGTCTATATTTATTTCAACATCTTTTACTTTAACTGTAACTTTCATAATTATTTATTTAAATTTTTTATTTGTTAAAACGCAAGTTTATGCGTATATCTAGTAGTTATCTACTTTTTCTCGTACAGCTCCAATGTAGGCTTTGC